GCCTTATACTACGTCGAACAAATGATGAGTTGAGGGAGCTTATATGGAAGTCTCAGGAGTTATACCCCAAGGCATTCCAAGGAGCTAAGTGGGCTGAGAAGAAGTCTCAGTGGACGTTCCCTAGCGGAGCCAAGCTCTGGCTAACGTACTTAGAAAGAGACCAAGACGTTCTACGCTATCAGGGTCAGGCCTTTAGTTACGTAGCCTTCGATGAGTTAACTCAGTACCCTACCCCATTTGCGTGGAACTACATGCGCTCACGGCTTAGGACTACAGACCCTACTCTGCCTATCTACATGAGAGCTACTACCAATCCGGGCGGTAGTGGACATGGCTGGGTAAAGCGTACCTTCATAGACCCTGCCCCAGCTAACTCCAAGTTCGTTGCTAAGGACATAGAGACCGGCGAGGACATGGTCTACCCAGACAGCCATGAGAAGGCTGGAGAGCCACTGTTCTATCGTCGGTTTATACCGGCAAGCCTCAAGGATAACCCCTACCTGATGGATGGCGGTCAGTACGAGGCTAACCTGCTATCTCTCCCTGAGATGCAGCGGCGGCAATTACTAGAAGGAGACTGGGCAGTTGCAGACGGAGCGGCATTCTCAGAGTTCAGGTCAAAGGTTCACGTTATTGAGCCGTATGAAATACCAACTGATTGGCGTAGGTTTCGGTCCTGCGACTACGGATATAGTTCTTATAGCGCTGTTCATTGGTTCGCTATTGATCCAAGCTATAATACATTAGTCTGCTACAGGGAATTATACCTTAGTAAGCACACCGGAAGAGACTTAGCTAGGGCTGTACTTGAGGCAGAAGGCTCTGACCGTATTGACTACGGAGTTCTAGACTCCAGTTGCTGGCATCAGCGGGGCCAACTGGGTCCATCTATAGCTGAAGAGATGATTTCACAGGGTACACGGTGGCGTCCTAGCGATAGAACAAACGGCGCAAGAGTAGCTGGCAAGAACAGGCTGCACGAAGTCCTTAAAGTAGACGAGGACACAGGCATTCCGGGGATACAATTCTTCAATACGTGCCGACAAATCATAGCTGACCTACCCGTCATACCGGCAGACCCTAGAGGATCGGACGATATAGACCCTCGCTACGCATCTGACCACGCATACGACAGTGTCCGGTACGCAGTTATGAGCCGACCTAAAGCATTTTCGCCCTTTGATATGGGCCAAGGCATTCCACAACAAGTCTGGCGACCCGCAGACGCAACATTTGGATACTAAATATGGCATTGATGGACAAACCCCTACCGGAAGACGTTACCGATACGGATATTATTGTACCGCTTGAAGAAGACGGTGACGTAGTAGAGGAAAATATCAATTTTTCTGGTGCAGTGGCCTTCGTAAACAGCCAATACAACCGCTCAAAGGACGCTAGGTATAAGGATGAGGAGCGTTGGCTAGACTCTTATCGTAATTATCGTGGCTTATACTCCAGTGAGGTACAATTTACCGACACAGAGAAGTCAAAAACCTTTGTTAAGATAACAAAAACCAAAGTACTAGCTGCCTACGCACAAGTCGTAGACGTATTATTTGCTGGATCGAAGTTTCCTATCGGCATTGAGTCCAGACAGTTCCCAAATAACGTAGCTGGAGCTGTTTCTTACAATCCAAATGAGATTACCGACGAAAAAGTTAAGGAAAAGGTAGACGTAGACTACGATGTACCCACCTCAATTGCCCGTCCAGACATTGCCAAGGACTTAGGCATATACAAAGAGCGTTTGGAGCCAATTAAAGACGATTTAGAGGTAGGAGTTAACACATCTCCGGGTTCTATTACATTTGAGCCAGCTAAACGTGCCGCTCAGAAGATGGAAAAGCTTATGCACGATCAGTTGGAAGAGACTGACGCCCCTAAGCACCTACGATCAGTAGCATTTGAGACAACACTCTTTGGAACCGGCGTATTTAAGGGTCCATTTGCTATGGATAAGGAATATCCACGCTGGGATGAGGAAGGTAACTACGATCCGGTGTTTGAAACCATCCCTAAGATGGAATACGTCAGCATTTGGGATTTTTATCCTGATCCAGACGCCCGTAATATGTCTGAGGCTGAGTTTACCGTACAGAGACACCGCCTAAACCGTACACAAATGCGTACACTAAAGAAACGCCCACACTTCCGCGAAGAAAGCATAGAATTAGCGGTAGAATACGGTGCAGACTACCAACGGGAGTACTGGGAAGACGCATTAGAAGACGATTCAATGTCTTCTACTATGGAGCGTTACGAAGTACTCGAATATTGGGGCATTTTAGACGCGGAACTGGCTGACGAAGCTGATATTGATATACCTAAAGAATTAGCCGATGAAGACGAAATACAGGTCAATATATGGGTATGTAACGGCCAAATACTGCGTCTAGTACTTAATCCGTTCACTCCTACACGTATTCCCTACTTAGCTGTGCCTTATGAGCTTAATCCATACAGCTTTTTTGGAATAGGCGTAGCTGAGAATATGACAGACACGCAATTGCTTATGAACGGCTTTATGCGGATGGCCGTAGATAACGGCGCTCTATCAGGAAACCTATTGATAGAGGTAGATGAAACTAACTTAGTTCCGGGGCAGGATATGTCTGTGTATCCGGGCAAAGTGTTTCGCAGACAGGCGGGCGCTCCGGGTCAGGCTATCTTCGGTACTAAGTTTCCTAACGTATCTCAAGAGCTACTAATGATGTTTGACAAGAGCCGTCAGCTTGCGGATGAGGCTACCGGTATACCTAGCTATTCACACGGTTCTGGAGCCGTAGGTGGGGTTGGAAGAACTGCCAGCGGTATGTCTATGCTTATGGGAGCAGCCGCTCAGAACATTAAGGCTGTAGTAAGAAATATTGATGACTACTTGCTGTCTCCACTAGGCAAGAGCCTCTTCGCATTCAATATGCAGTTTAACTTCGACAAGGAGTTTATTGGAGACTTAGACGTTAAGGCTCGCGGCACAGAAAGTCTGATGCGGAATGAAGTTCGCAGCCAGAGGCTACTTCAGTTTATGCAGATGACTGCCAATCCATCGATGCAGCCGTTTGTTAAGTATGACTACATCTTGAGAGAGATTGCAGCTTCTATGGACTTGGATGAGGACAAGATACTCAACGATCCGCGTGAGGCAGCTATCCAACAGAAGATGATGGCAGAGATCCAACAATTAATGCCTCAACCTCCAGTTCCACCGCAAGGGGCAGCACCAGAAGGTGGGCCACCCTCGCCCAATGATCCTACTGGCAATGGCGGCGGCAACATAGGCGCTGGAGCAGCCCCTGAGCCAGACGCAGCCGGTTTCACAGGCGGCGGTGGGGGAGCTAACGGTGGTAATGCACCGCAGCCCCAGCAAGCTCCACAGGGTCCAGTACAGTGATGGATAAGCAGTTCTTCAAGGGTCTCCTACCCTTGGTCAATGACAAGGATCAGTACGCCTCTCTGAAGGACTACGCCAATGCACGTATCTGGCATTACCACGGGCTTCTGGAAACCACTAAGGACCACCACCGTATGTTGGAGATTCAGGGTGCTATTGCTGAATTAAAGCGGATCGAAACTCTTCGGGATGAAGTAATTAAGGGAGCCGAATAATGGGTTTATTCGAGAGCATATTTGGCGGTGATGAGAAGGTAGAGGATGACCTTGAGGAAAGCCAAAAAGGCATGGGCTACGGCGAGCTAATCTTAGACAACGTCATTGGCCTAGATAACGACTATGACAGCTTTGGTGAGAAGCTAGGACGGACCATCAACGAAGATGAAATTGGCTTTGTGAAACAGGCTGGTCAGGGCATCTACGAAGGAGCCAAAGACTTTATCAAGGCTCCAATAGAAACCACCAAGGAAGCGGTAAAAGAAGTAGCCACTAGCACTAAGGACTTATTCACTAAAGGCTTAGATGAACGCCTACAGGAAATGTATGGCGTGGATATAACCACTGCTACCGGAGATCAGATAACAGCCGCAAGAGAGGGCGTTATGAGTGATGCACTAGGTGCGTCTGCTCTTATCCCAGCGGCTGGTGTGGGTATCAAAGGCGCTAAGGTAATAGCCAACGCAATGCCTGAAGTTGAGTTTGATCCTAATACTGTAGGCATGAATATGGGCAATGTTTCATTTAAGCCTAAAGATTCTAAAGATGAAACTGTACCTGCTACAGTAGCCGATCAAACAGAAAACATGCTCGACATAGATCGTCGGGTAGATACTCGCATACCAACTCAAGCCGTTATGACTAAGGGTCCGATGGCTGGGCGAGAGTCTGAAGATTTTGACAAAGTAGGTTCGGGTACTTTGATTTCAGACGGTGCAGGGTTAGCACAAAACTTCAACAATGAAGCAAACTTTAAAATGATTATTGAGGGCTACCCCGGATTTAATAAGCTTTGGTCAGACGATGTAGCTGAAACACAGGCAAATATTACCAATAGAATGACTGAAAACATTGTCAGTTTGTATGATATGTCGGACAAACTAGGTATCGCTGAAGAGTCTGCTCAGTGGTATAAAGGGGCTAATAGAATTGCTCTAGGTCTAGCAAATAGATTTGGTGTTTCTGATACTAAAACCGCAGGTGTTTTGGCTGCACTATCTCCGGGGAAAGACTGGTTTCAAAACGTAGCAATGGCTGAACGCATTATTAAACATAATGCTGAATTAGGGCCAAATGCACCGTGGACCTCTGAAATGTCTGCGGTATCTAATACAGTCAAAGCCAGTGCCAAGGGTGATGCTAAAACAGCTTGGCAAAAACAACCAGAATTTGAAAATGTGGTGGGAAGACCTTGGGGCGATATGGAAACCCCTATGGAAAAAGCACTATGGATCAGAGCCTATGACGAGGCACATTTTGGTAGCAACTTTAGAGAAGTTAGCCCCGACGGTGATTTACTGGGATATGATGTTAATAAAGCAGGTAGTCCTAGCACTCTTGTACACCAAAGCTTCCCAAATATGGAAAAAGCCATTCGTATATTGGATGGAGATGGAGGGTTAGATTCTATTTCTCCTGATCTAGGTAACGCGCATAAAGTCCGTAACTTCTTTAACAATATTTTAAATCCTGACAGCCCTAAAGATGTTACAGTAGATACGCACCAGATTGCAGCGGGGTTGTTTAGACCTTTAGGGCAAAAAGCTACTGAAGTTGCTCAAGGCCTTTCAGGAGCAAACGTTAAAGGTGATCCGCGTAGGTGGTCTAATGCTGGAGACAAGCTTTCAGGAACTAGCGGAAGCTACGGATTGTACTTTGATGCTACCTCAGAAGCAGCTAAACTTAGAGGCGTACTTCCTAGAGAAATGCAATCTGTTTCTTGGGAACAATTACGGACTTTATTTCCAAAAACTTTAAAGGCAAACAAAAGCTTTGTATCCAGCGTAGAAGCCGTCTGGAATATGGTTGATGAGGGTATATTAACCTCACAAGCGGCCAGAGAAAGAATTATTGAAATAGCTGATGATTACGGCGCTGGCGGTCAGAACTTAGTACCTTCTTGGAAAAGCTTTGATGGCAAACGCAGAGATATTGGCATTGCAACCGCAGGTCTCATGGGAGCCGCTGGTCTAGCTACCGCAGAAGAAGCCCCTGCCGAAGAAGAAGGCTTTGCAACTCCCCAGTAAGGAAATTTAATGGACCCGTTAGTCGAGCATCATTTCTATAACATAGCCAACGACAAAGCCGTTAAAAATGAAGACGGCACTCTGTCTACCGTCAGAGGTACTATCGTTGAAATAGACGGCATTCAAACTCTCATTCCAACGATCTGGGATGGTAAAGAAGTTGATACGCAGACAGCTATACAGAATGCACAAAAGTCTGGGGTAAACTGGCAGAGAGCCTTTGGTGATAACGCCATAGAAACCCTCAGAGACATTGAGATTGATAGCAAGAAACAGATGTCTGACCAGACAACTCCTGAAGAAGCTCAGTCTCTATTGGACACCTACTATGAAGACATAGACGGCATACCAGAAGCTGAAAGAGTAGGCCTGAGAGATGTTGCGAAGCTAGGTCTCATGGGCGCGATGCTAGGCGGTCAGAAGCTAGGATTTAACATGGGTCCGGTCTGGGAGTCGATTAAGGGCAAGGGCTTTGCATTAGGCGGCGTAGCTACCGCTACTAAAGGAATTACCACACAAGAGGGAAAAGACATGGCAGCTAAGAAATTTCAAAGGGATGACGCTAAGGCAGACACCAACGAAGACGGCGAACTATCTACCCGTGAGAAGGAAGTGGCCGAAGCTGTACAGAAAAACGAACTTGTAGAGATGTACCACGGCGGCATGGCTTGCGGCTGCGAAGGAGACTGCGAGGGAGATTGTGGCGGCGGTATGATGGACGGCATCATGGGCTATGACGAAGTCTCTGGTAATCCTATTCCTATTGGTTCTCACGCAGAGAATGTACGAGATGATATAGACGCAAAGCTGAGTACAGACGAATACGTCTTACCGGCTCACGTAGTTAAGTGGCACGGGCTGAAGCACATTCAGATGATGCAGTCCGAAGCAGAGATGGGCCTGATGTCTATGCAGATGACTGGCCTGATCCAACACGCAGAAATGTCTGACGCTGAAGTAGTGGAAGACGAAGAAATCGATGAATCCGAAGAGGATGTCGATATTGAGGTAGCTACCGTTGAGGTGGATGACCTTCTTGATGACGAAGAGGCCTACGAAGAGGAAGCCTCATCAACATCTAAACTCCCCGGAATGCTTAAAAAACAGAAATACGCATTCGCAATTTAATATGGATACCCGAATATTATCGGACCCAAAGGAAACATTATGCAGAAGCAAAAATATAGTCGCACACCTGAAGCGGAAGATGAATTAACATACAGCCAAGAGATGGCACAACAGCAACCTACTGAGCAATTGAATGCTGAAGAGGAAAGCTACAAGAAACGCTATCAGGACATACAACGTCATATTCAGACGGTGCGTGATCAGAAGGATCAAGAATTAGCCGCAGTTAAAAAGCAGCTAGATGATGCCACCCGCAAGCAGATACGCTTCCCTAAGACTGATGAGGAAGTAGAGGCATGGTCTAACCGATACCCAGATGTTGCTAAAATAGTCGATACAATTGCCCGTAAGCGAGCTAACGAAGCCTTACAGCAAGGTGAGCAGCGTCTTAAAAAGGTAGAGAACTTTGAGAAGTCTCTTCACCGCCAAACCGCAGAGCAACAGCTTATGCAACTACATCCTGACTTTGCTCAGATCCGGTCTGATCCTAAGTTCCATGAGTGGGTAGCTCTACAGCCGTCTGCCATGCAGGACAGCGTATATAAGAACAATACTGACGCTACTTGGGCCTCACGTACAATTGATCTGTACAAGGCCGATACCGGTAAGCGGCGGTCTACTAAGTCGGCTGCTCAGGCTGTAGGACGTACTTCATCCTCCGCTCCTAGAACCGGCGGCAAAGCCACCTTCTCTGAAAGCATGGTACAGGCAATGTCTGACCGCGAGTACGAGGCCAATGAAGAAGCTATTAATGCGTCTATCTCCTCTGGAACATTCGCATACGACATTTCTGGCGCTGCCAGATAAAAAAAGCCGTAGGCTTGGGTTGACAACTAAGCCACTTAACTATAGCCTACGGCTGCGCCCTTGGGGGTGCAGTACCATAGTAATTAACTATTGTATTAGTTACATCAATGTGTTATAATGAAACCATTGATTTCATAGATGTAGGACACTCTTAGTAGTATACCCCGCATCTCCCTCCCAGATAATAGATACAAAGTCCACCAGTGCGTTAGACCCGCTATTAGCGACACTCTAATCAAGCTGACACTGTTGTTTAATTGTCTGATCTAGCTGCTTCTAGAATTATTTAATCATTTTATTAATCACACAATTACGTGTGCCTAGAAGTTTATTTTAAGCCATTTCATACAAGGATTTAAAAGCAATGGCATTTCCACAGGCATCAGGTTATACTAACCTTAATTCGGGCAATTTCAGCCCAGTAATCTACTCAAAAAAGGTCCAGAAGGCGCTACGCAAGGCGTCTGTAGTAGAGTCAGTAACTAACACTGACTACGCTGGAGAGATCGCTAACTTCGGTGACTCTGTAAAGATTATCAAAGAACCCGATATCACTATCACGACATATGAGCGTGGTACTCAACTGGCGACACAAGACTTGACTGACGCTGACTTCACTATGGTTGTTGATCAAGCCAACTACTTCCAGTTCGCTATCGACGATATCGAAGAGGCACACTCGCATGTCTCATTCGGTGATCTCGCAAGTGACCGTGCTGGATACAAACTGCGTGATACATTTGACGCAGAAGTACTTGGCTACCTAGCAGGTTGGAAGACACCATCCTCATGGGCGCGCCGTTCAGCATCTGGCGATATTAACGGTACTAAAGCCGATACTAACGCTGGCAATGATGAAATGTTGGCTGCTAACAAGCTGGACATCACAACATTCGGTGGATCAGATCTTGGTGTAGACGGTGAAGTTACTTCTATCCCAATCGCCGCTGGTGGTGGTGCTGGTGGTATCACTTCTCCATTAGCAATCTTAAACCGTATCGCACGGCAGATGGATCAGGCTAATGTAGACACCGATGGACGGTGGGTAGTAATCGATCCAGTATTTGCAGAAGTACTGATGGATGAGTCTAGTAAGCTTATTAACGCTGACTTCGGTGGCGGCGATGAGTTGCGTAACGGACGCTTGCCCGGAACACTTCGTGGGTTCTCAATCTACAAGTCTAACAACCTTCCATACTTAGGTACGGGTGCAGGAACAGCCGCGACTGCGGGTTCTGAAACCAACTTCGGTGTGATGGTTGCTGGTCACGCATCTGCGGTAGCTACGGCTCAACAGATTGCTAAGACTGAGACTTTCCGTTCGCCTACTACCTTTGCAGACATCGTGCGCGGCATGAGTCTCTACGGTAGAAAGATTCTTCGCCCAGAAGCGTTGTTCACAGCGAACTACAACCTCGCATAAGACTACTGAGGGGCTGGTCATATACTGGCCCCTCACTCCATTGAGGGTGTTTCATGCCAACTACTTATATTGATCTATGTAACCAGACTCTTCGTCGTTTAAATGAGGTGGAGATTGCTGAGGCCGACTTCGGGTCGGTACGTGGCGTTCAGGCGCTTGTTAAGGATGCGGTTAAAGCTGCGGTTGCAAAAATCAATCAGGCTGAGTTTGGTTGGCCTTTTAATGCGGCAGAGCATACTCAGACGTTAGTAGTAGGTCAGGAAGAATATACTTGGCCTCAGTACTACAAAGTAGCTGACTGGAACAGCTTCCAAATCCAAGAAGATAGTAGCCTTGGCTCTAGCTTTAAAGCTCTAAAGGTAATCGATACTGATGAGTGGTATTCTTCTTATCGGGATGATGATTATGCCGCTGGATCTTCAGGACGAAACATTCCTGACTTTGTATTTCAGGGCCACGGTAACGGATATGGGGTTAGCCCATCACCTAACAAAGCGTACACTCTGAAATTCAGATACTTTATGAATTATTCGGACATCACAAATGCAACTGATGTCACCCGCATACCAGAGAGCTACGACACCGTTTTGATCGATGGTGCGCTGTACCACATGAATATGTTCAAGGATAATCTAGAGGCTGCTCAGGCTGCGTTTGCAGCCTTTGAGAAGGGCATCAAAGACCTACAGACCCTCTACATCAATAACGAAGTATATATACGCGATACGCGGATTAGATATTAATGCCAGATCAGATACAGTCATTAAAAGTAATCTGTAGCGGCGGTCTAAATAGTAATGAAAATCACTTAGACTTATCGGACAACAGTCCGGGCGCTGCTACCAGATTAGTTAACTATGAGCCGTCATTGTTTGGCGGCTATCGACGTATTGAGGGTTATGATGATTTTGATAGCAACTACGGAGAAGTAACCGTAGCAGGTCAGACAACAGGTCAGGGTAAAGTGCTTGGCCTAGCTATTTTTAAAGATGATGTAACTAATTCCACTAAAATTATTGCAGCACGGCAAGATGCTGGCGGCACAGATTATAGCTTCTATTACTACACTGCCTACATTGGCTGGCGTAAGTTTACTCTAGACCATTCCGTTACCAGACCAATGACCCTTAACGGGCTTACGGTAAGCAAACTACGTCATGCCGTATTTAACTTTGGAACAGGCAATCATATTATATTTGCTGACGGAGTTAATCCTGCCATCGTATTTAATGGTGCTAATTGGAAAGAGATTAAGTCTTCTCATGCGGGTGGCTACGATGCAGCTAACAATACGGCTGGTGGAGATCAGGCGCTGAACGCCCCTGCTTTAGTAGACGTATTTGAGAACCATATATTTTTATCAGGGCATGAAGCTACCAGAGCGGCAGTAGCCCATAGCGCACCTAATGATGGCTATACATGGACGGTAGCGGCTGGCGGCGGTCAGATAGCGGCTGGCTTTGATGTTGTCCAAATCAAACCGTTTCGTGATGACCTATTCGTCTTTGGTGATAACTCTATTAAGAAGATTAAGGTCGATACCTCTAATAACTTCGCCTTAGATCAGGTCACTGCAAACGTGGGCTGCGTTGCCCGTGACAGTGTACTTGAAATCGGCGGTGATCTTATGTTCCTTGCACCAGACGGATTCAGGCCTGTGGCTGGTACATCTAGAATTGGTGACGTTGAACTTGAAACTGTCAGTAAACCAATCCAAGCAACCCTCGTAGATATCATTGCTAACGAAGATATGGATACGCTTAACGGCGTTGTTATCAGATCTAAATCCCAGATACGTTACTTCATTGGTGATACATCAAAAGACGCATCCGACAGCATTGGTATCATTGGTGGCCTTACAAATAACTCAGGGTCTATAGGCTGGGAATTTGGTGAACTGTTAGGTATTAGGGCATCATGCTGTACCAGCGGATATATAGGTACATCTGAGTTAATTCTTCACGCAGATTATGATGGCAAAGTCTACAAGCAAGAACACGGCACAAGCTTTAATGGCGGCGATATAGTATCGATATATGCCACTCCATATTTAGATTTCGGAGAGACAGAGCAGCGCAAAGTCATGCGTAAGATTAATACCTTCATTCGTGGCGAAGGCCCGTTTGAGATGCTTCTGTCCATGACATATGATTGGGGTGATGGTGCAACACCAACCCCTGCAACTTACTCACAATCATCTACAGGCGCTCCTACCCGATACGGCGGTAGGAACATAAGTTATAACGCAACCAACGTACTTTATGGCGGCTCATCAAAGCCGATTATGACCAGCGATATTCAAGGATCAGGTTTCTCTGCACAGGCTACTTTTGTGACTGTGGGCCAGACAGAACCGTTTTCTATCCAAGGAATGGTCTTTGAATTTACAACGGCAGGGAGAAGATAACAGATGGCAGGTTACACAAGGCAGTCTACTGGTTCGATTATTAACGGATCACCTATTACTGCACCCCCGCTAAACTCAGAGTTTAACCAAGTAGCGGCTGCATTTAATGCTACTTCAGGCCATTCACACGATGGCTCTACAGGTAATTCACCTAAAATTAATCTAACTACTTCTGTGTCTGGTTATCTGCCAGCCGTACACGGCGGTATAGGTGGTAAGAATAAACTGGATGCCACAACCACGCCTATCGTAACCAATGATAACTCAGAAGGCTATGCTCCGGGTTCTTTGTGGGAAAACACTACTACTGGGCGTGTATACATTTGTGTAGGAAACAGCACTGGTGCAGCCGTATGGCGTGAACTGGTACAGGTAAATTCTGGTACAGCTATCCTACCCGCAGCCACTGATACCGTGGACTTAGGTGATAACAGCAACCGTTTTCAGGATTTGTTTCTTAGCGGGGGTATTTCAGCCTCTGGTAACGTAGCCGCTGGTGGTACTCTAAACATCACAGGGGCAACGGCTCTTGGTTCTACGCTAGGAGTAACTGGCGACACTACGCTGGTTAATCTAGCAGCCACTGGCACAACAACAATTACATCCATTGAT